AATGCCGTAACATATCTTTTTAACCATTGGTCATTAAATACGTCTGTATATGTTGCTGGATCTAATTTACGATAACAGTCAATAACTAAAAATTCTCCAACTTCTATATCATTAACCCAATCCATATCAACATATAGTCTATTGTCATGTTGTTGAAATCGTATAGGTTTCATACCCACTAATACTTGATCTAAGAAATCTAAATGTCTTAACACCATATCATAGTTAATTATTGATGTTGAACCAAAATCGTAAAGGTCATTTAAACGCAATTGGTATCTTACGTCAAACATATTCATACTAGCCTTATCTGAAAATGGAAATATATTAACTACTCCAATAACAGTTTCAGGACATACTAAAAAATTGTTTCCTTCATACCAAGTAGATGAAACGGAATTCTTAGTGGCCGTTTCTGTTGAACCTAAAGGTGCTTGTAATCTGGCTTTATCAGCATCTGTAACTTGATATTTTAAATATGTTCGTCTAATACCATCATAGTGATATTGAGCATAAAATTGTAATGCTTCATCTAGTCTATCTTCTAACTGGTCATTATCCACGTTAATTTCTATAACAGGTTTACCTAATGATCGTAAAGCGTATTGTTTTAAAGTTTCTCTTGATGCAGGTGTAGCCATAATTATCCTATTTGTCCCTAAATATCCAACCTTGATTTACATTATAATATACAAGGGTAAAAGCTGCTCTGTCAACGGATACTGTTAAATCTGAAGCGTCTCCTTGAATTTTGTGTCCATTACGAGCAACAGTTAAATTATTTGAGTCAAAAGTTCCAGCCACATCAACAAATGTTATTTCATCTCCTAAAGTTGCAGAAGCTGGTAAAGTTGCTGTTATAGCTGAAGATGTTGTATCTGTAAAATATCCTTTTCCCGCTACAGCGGCAAAATTAGAAGTTTGGCCTGATTGCCAGTCCACACTACCAGTTCCTGATGATCCTGTGTAACCAGCACCAGCTGAACCTGTGTAACCAACTACTGTTGAAGTAGAACCTGTATAACCAGTATCACCTTTTGAACCTGTATAACCTGGTTGTGAAACTAATTTCCAAGCACTACCATTCCATATCCATGTTGCTGTACCATAAGAATATGTGGTTACATCTGGTGTTAGTCCTGATGAAGGAAATTCTATTGCCATATATTACTATTTATAATTACTTAATATGTATTAACCATATTTTCTAATTTGTTGTCTGGGATAAGAATTGCCACTTGAAGGTCTAAATTTATATGTATTTTTAGATATATTTCCTTCAAGTTGTCTTTCTTTTTTATAATACAAATATCTATTATTAGAATTTGTACCGGTTTCACCTAAACCATTATAAAAACCTGGAGTTAAAGTTACATCAGGATACATTACACCAGGATCCAACAGTTGATCTTTTGTACTAGTGTCTATTAAATATTGTAACGCTTCTGCTTGTGTTAGAGAAGGCCACTGTTCTAGTAAACAAGCTAAAACTCCTACTACTTGAGGACAAGCCATACTTGTTCCTGAGTATGATTGTATAAAGTAACTAGAATTTCTAGTATCAGTTATATTTGAGAAAAAGCCATTGTAAACAGAACTAACAATATTAAAGCCAGGAGCATATATATCAACTCTGCTGCCATAATGACTAAAAGAAGCTTTCATATCCCATCTTGTTGCAGCAGTCGCTCCTACACATATTGCAGTTCCATCAGAAGTTGGAGAACCTCCTCTACAAAAATAATAAGTTTCTGTAGCACTAGAAACAGAATTATTATAATCTAAATCTGCAGGTTTGACCATTTTTGCATAAGAATTTCCTGAAGCCGTTACAAAAATTATTCCATCATCAATAAGGTCCTCAACATCAGCTCCCATGCCAGAATAAATATAATTCATCTGTAAAGTAGAAGGGGAACTCATGTTCACTCCACACTGTTGTTCCAGTATTATTTTTTTTTCACCATCTGTTTTTCCTATAAGAGATGTTGTTGTTCCTCTATAAGTAACACTAAGTAATCCTGTGATAGAAACGTTTGAAAAAAAACCCCAACTATTATTTACAATAGTAGGATTTTTTCTTCCTGTAGAATTGTTGATAGGTTTATTTGCATGAAAAGCTCTAATGTAATCGTATATATAAAGATACCAGTCTCCTGCAGGAACATTTGTAGTATTTATGTGGGTATTATAACTAAAATCTATATTATATATGTTAGCATCTCTTGCCCATCCTTGAGTATTACCAGCTGCTATACCTGTTGTATGTGTTCCGTGATCACCGCCAAACCAGTATTGGTAATCTCCAGTCGTATTAATACCTAACGAATCACTATGTTGAAACCAATTATATGAAACAAATCTTGATCCTCCTGTACCATCAATATTAACAGCAAATTCAGGATGATTAAGATTAGGAATCGTATCAACAAGTATTATGTCCACATTTTTTCCTGAACTTGTTGTAGTTACTGTTTGATTTGTTTTTGTAAAACTTCCAAGAGAAACCCCATTCCAATAAGTTGATGTACTATTCCCCCAACCATCTATAGTAGAACCTCTTGTAACTCTTTCTAATCCCCAATTTTTGTCGGTAGAACTTATAGAAGTACTTTTTTCAAAATCTGATGTTTGTTTCCATAGCTCCTTTGCATCTACTGGAAATCCTATTCCAGGTTCAATTCCTAAAGAACTAGGTAAAGGTTGTACATCTAAAATTCTATTATCATTTTTTAAATTTTGAGCTTCTTCGACTGTAAGATAATAATGTGTATTTCTACTTATTTCTCTTAGTTGAGCTATTTCAACTTTTCTTTTTGGAACATAATCATTTCCATTTTCAGATTCCATGTCATCATAAAAAGAATCCACATCCGATTTATTTTTTACGGTAACTACATATTCTTTAAATTCGGACATTTTATATCTCCAATTCTAATAATGTTAACGTAACCGTAATTGTTGTTGTGCCTCCACTTAAATTTACTACCTTAATTGGTACATTAGTTGTAACAGGATCTTCATTATTAAATCCTAAAGTAGAAGGAGTAATTAAAATAGTTTGAGATCCGCTTGTAATAACTTCAGCTATTACTCCTGAACCTGGTAATGGATCTGTAGTTTGTGCTCTACCGCTATCAGATGATCTATTACTACTATCTGTATAAATTGTTACCCATGCCGCAGCAGAAGTCTGAATTTTTAAAAGATGATAAGTTTTAAATCCTGTAATACTTAAATTTCCTGCAGAATTATTTGCTAAACTAGATGTAGTTCCTGAAACAGTAGTTCTAGTGTTAAGAGAACCTCCTGAGCCTACGTAACCAGTATCTCCTTTTGAACCGGTATATCCTCCAGCAGGACCTTGTGAACCTGTATAACCAATTACTGTTGAAGCTGAACCTGTGTAACCAGCACCAGCTGAACCTGTGTAACCTAAACTGCCTGTATAACCAACTACTGTTGAAGCTGAACCGGTATATCCAATATCGCCTTTTGAACCTGTATAACCTAAAGAGCCTGTATAACCAACTACTGTTGAAGCTGAACCTGTATAACCTATAGAACCTGTATAACCTAAAGAACCTGTGTAACCTAAACTTCCTGAATATCCTAAATCACCTTTTGAACCTGTAAATCCTGCTGAACCAGTATATCCTAATATTGATTGATTGCTTGAAAATTGGATCCATTGATTAGAATTTCCATCGTTTATATAAAAGAATTGTAAACCAGAATTGTCTATCCAAATATCACCTAAATTTGGAGAAGCCGGAGGAGTGTTATTACTTGTAACAGTAATTGATGATCCTGTATAACCAATTACCGTTGAAGCTGATCCTGTGTAACCAGCACCTGCTGAACCTGTATATCCTAAACTTCCTGAATATCCTAAATCTCCTTTTGAACCTGTATATCCTGAATCTCCTTTTGAACCGGTATAACCAGCACCTGCTGAACCTGTGTATCCATTAATACCAGCTGAACCTGTATAACCAATTACTGTTGAAGCTGAACCAGTAAATCCTAATAATGATTGATTGCTTGAAAATTGAACCCACTGATTAGAATTTCCATCGTTTATATAAAAGAATTGTAAACCAGAATTGTCTATCCAAACATCACCTAAATTAGGAGACACTGGAGGAGTGTTAGCACTTGTAACGTTAACAGAATCTCCTTTTGAACCTGTATAACCCAAATCTCCTTTTGAACCTGTATAACCCAAATCTCCTTTTGAACCTGTATATCCTAAACTTCCTGAATATCCTAAATCTCCTTTTGAACCTGTGTAACCTAAACTTCCTGAATATCCTGAATCTCCTTTTGAACCTGTATAACCAATTACCGTTGAAGCTGAACCTGTATAACCTAAATCACCTTTTGAACCTGTAAATCCAGTAACAACATTATTAACTATCTCCCAAGCATTACCATTCCATAACCATGTGCGGCCACTTATATCATAAGTTGTTACATTAGCTGTTAGTCCTGCTGTTGGAAAATTTATAGTTG